GGCCTGCTCTGGTGCTACCCCCGAGTCTAACATACGTTGGTACGCCTCAAAACACTCGTGCATAATATACTCGTATTCATCATTAATATCAACACTAGTCTGTGGATCTACCTGAGGACCAGACCCTTGTTTTATATCTGAGGCTGGCCTCTGTCTCCAGTAGGGAGGGGTGTAAAACTCTGGTGTATCGTCTACATACCTACGACTAACCTCATTATACACAAACCCCACTGTGTGTTTGAACCTCTGCCTAGCTACAAAGATTGGGACTTTCTCACGTAGGGTATAGTCTAAGAAATCATCATCGGTTTCATCTTCGTAAGGAACCACACTTACGGACCTATCGAAAGGTAGCCAATCTGCAATTAAGTAACTGCTGGAGGATACCGGCATGAGGTCGCAGAGATTCCACATGACACTACCAAGGTGTTTCTTACAGAGGAAACCACCTTTTATCAAGCTTACCCAACCATAAAACGAATGTCGTACCTTAGTGAAATTCTGGTTGTTCACCAGACCAGCTTGCATATTTGCGGGGATATCACCAGTATCTGTAAGTATAGGATCAGTACCCCAGGATTCTAAGGTAATCCTGGGGTGGGCATAGGGAGTCCAGTGACCATTCTCCGCAAGATACTTTAGGAGCTTAGCGTCCTTTTCCTTGAGGCCCCCTGAGGGGTCGAATTCACTGGACTTCCCCATGGAAACCCTGGCGGCATTAACCACCAGGATATCCGTTGGAGTGTTGTCCACTCGTGTTGCTGTGATATATGACATTGGGTTTCCCTAAGTTATATCTACTATTTCACAAGTATCCCCTGTACAACTCAATGTCTGGGAGCCTGTGGTATTATCCTCTTCTTCATACTCCATAAGTTCTGACCAGTCAATATCTTTTGGCATACCATCTTGCATTTCTTGGTATTCTTCTTCGGTTACCTCCTGATAAGGGGCTTGTACATACACATTATCCGTGTGTGGTAGAAATGCGATTCCAGATACTTCCCTAAAGTTATTAAATACCCAGGCACCCACACTAATCCACTCCTCGGGCTTGACGTAAACAGTGATACTGGGGTTATGTTCGCACCAATACTGCTTATAGACCATCCAAAGTTCCAGCTGGTCTAGGGCAGACACATCGGCTACAACCGTGGAACCCTTTGGAGACTCCGTAGGGAAACTAAATACAGACACATGTTGCTCAGCACCCTTCGCAGGCTCGTGAGGTACCCCTTTGTCCTTGAGGAACTTAGTCATAGGATCTTGGTTGTCACCCCTTACTGTTCTAATGTAGTAATCAGAGAATCTGGGGTGAATTCCAGAAGAACAATCCACAAGTTGAGACACAGTACCAGAAGGCTTTACACAGGTAACCGCAGCGGCTTGGTTAATACCCAACATACTAGCGTACTCTTTGTTAGTAACAACCGCTATACCCTTAAGATACTGTAGACTACTGGCTAAACCTTGGTTCTCAAGGGTCATCAAAGGGTTGTCCATAATCCCCGTCAAGGATACACCTAGGAGACGTTCCTCCTCTACATTCTCTTGCCACTCCTTACGAAGATGGGGGAAGTAACTGTAGCTAGCCTGGATAGTTCCTAAGATAGCCGCTAGGCGTACCTTGTTACCCAAGGTCTCTATAGTGTCCCATGACCTTACTACGGCCTCACTGAGGTTACAGAACTGCATGGGTCTCAAAAGGATTTCACCACAGGGGTTAGTACCGAAGTCATGTAGGGGGTTGCGTCTATTGGTTCTCTCTGCTTGGTTAACAGCTGCAACCCTGTTGAAGATACCCCGTTCACCAGATCCAGATTCCATAAGTGACAACCACTCTCTCAGTAATGACGCAGGGTCTGGATTCTCTGTATAAGCCACAGAATTATTAGCCATATACCGTTGGGTATCTGTATCTTGCCACCCTGTGCCTGACTTAGCGGTCCTCATACGGTTATCAGATAGGTTAGACAGACAAATTAAGGCAGACCTACGGACACCACCTGCAACCACAATTTGACCAATCTTACACATAATATCGTGTACCTCTAGGGAGTTTAACTTACGACCTTGGGCACGCTTAAAGGTCAACACTAGAAAGTTAAAAAGCTCTACTAATGGCCCTGGTCCCGAAGATCTACCCCCAAAAACCTTCAGCCTAGCTCCTGCTGGTCTAACTTGAGAAACATCCCAGGTAGGGACAATACCTGAGTACAGACAATCCACCACCTCGTCGACAGCGTGTGCCCAACCCTCTTTAGAGTCCTGGACTACAACACAGGAAGGATACTCATTGCCCTCCTCAAAGTGTGGTACCTCAGGTAACTTAGAGATATACTGACGTTCAACAGAGTAGCCAACCCCCGTGCCACACATAAGGGTATTAGTAGTTTCCATAAACACCTTGGGGTGGTCTACGGCAACGTAGGAACAATTGTATCCAGCCGTGTTATCTCGGTCAAACGCGGGTCCAGCGGTCATCATAGCTCTCATAGAGGGCATAACCTCTAGGTTAATAATAGCTTCTCGTAGTTCCTGGTAGTCCTTAGAGGACACCTTGTCCCCCACGATATTAACCATATACCTGTCTACAGTCTCTTCCCAGGACTCCCTACGCCCTTCTTGTGGTAGCCACCTAGCGTAACGGCTCGTAGCAATGAAACGTTGGTAGTCTGTCATCTGTGTTGTCATTAAAAGTTTTCTCCGTAAAGTTTCTTCATTGTTTTTGTTGATATAAATTCGGGTTCGTAGTAACCATTCCTCAGTTCCCTTTTGATTAATACCCCAGACCACCAGTCATCATTGGACTGGCCAGCCCATTGTTCCTTAGATCCTTTGAAACACCCCACTACAGCACCTATAAGACCACTAGGGTGTACTCCGTCTTTGAAATACATGTCCCTCTTGTGAGTATGTCCACAAGTGCTACTCTTATACCTGTTCTGTAGTAAAGCGTATGCATGGTGGGTACCCGATATGGCCCTACCGTAGTTACCACCTGAGAAGTAGTGGGCATAACCTACGCCATCATAGTAGGCAATAGCGGGTGCCCCGTATTGGTACTCGTGGTATTCGTCGAAGTGTCTACTCGTGTTGAGGTGATCAAAAGAGATACCGTGGGTATTTCCCGACAGTCTTGGGTCTACCTCTAGGGCTACCTTGATCCTGTGTTCATGGTTCCCTTCGAAACCTATGAAGAATGGCATAGCCTTTTTGTTGTACCTAAATTTGTGCCTAATCTTCTCCTGACTATCGTTATAACTACTAATATCTGCTTGGTAATTTTGACCTAGAATATTAGTAGGTTTTTTATTGTCGTATTGGTTAAGGCTGCACATATCAGCACCATCCCCAAGGTCTACCACATAGTCTGGCTTAATATCATACAGTAAGGAGCTTAACCAGTGAAACCTCTCATTGGAAACCTCTGGCTTAGCGTGTGCGCATGAGAAGACTACTGCGGTCTTCCCCTTAGTATCTACTAACATTAATTCATCCTATCTTTATAATTCCTTATCTCACTCCCAGGGGGTAGCTCAGTTATAACCGGCTGTATGTCCTTCTCAAAATGTTTAGAGAGTCTCAAGGGTATATCACTACTGGGATACACCATAATTACATCCATTACGACATCCCCTAGGGAGACCTTACAGTGTATTACCCAAGGTTCTCCTAGGAGGTCTTCGTAAGGATAGGGATAGGGATCCTCTAAGAGACCCCAAATAACTACCTTAGGCTCACTCATTTAACCACTCCTGTGGTATGAGTTTATCCGCATACTTGAAACCATGGCGATCACACCATTGACCATACGTAGTCTTAGACCCCTTGTAGATTTTACCCCTGGAATTTGAGAAGACAAATCTAATGTCTAACTCAGGATGCTGCTTCTTAATAGCCAAGTGTTTTTTACGGTCATACGTAGTGAACCTACCTTTAGCCTCAATGATAATACCGTTGGGTAAGTGAAAATCTGGTAAGTACTTCCTTACCTCTCCGATAGACCAAGATAGGGTACTAGACTCATAATTATAAGGCACCCCCTTGGCATCTAGGTCAGAGCCGATGTTTTTCTCTA